CAACACGACGGCCCCAGACTCCGTCGAAACCGCCTCCCGGTTTTCGTAGAAATGCCCGACCAGCATTTTCAGAGCCGCGCGCAACTGGGCCGGGACTTCCTCCGCGCCACGCCGGCCGGCCCAAAACCGGATATACACGCTCGACTCGCAGCAAACGCCCGGCCAGCCGTTCCGCGTCCGCAGGACCGCCGGGAAGCGGTCGTCGTCGACCGAGTATGCCGAGGGGTCCACCCAGGTCTTTACGCCGTCGCCATCCCGAACGAATATTTCCACCGGGTGCGCGTCGTCGATAACCAGGGGCGGCATCGGCAGCGGGACGCCGCCACAGGAACAGCCGCAGCCCACGCCAACCAGGCGGGCTTGCCATTGCGTGAGCGTGAGCGTGGAGCCGATCCGGCTTTCGATCATGCGGCGGGCGGCCGCAATCCATGCCATGATTTGAACGTCGTCGTCCGATACGTCGAGCGGTATACGGAGGTGTTCCTTTGCGTCAAACAGCGACACCGCCTCAAAGACGGGTTCCGCGACGCGTCGCAGGGAATCGTAGGGTAGGGCCGATTGTCCGCCGCAACTCATCGCCAGACCCTCCGAGGAAAGAAAACCCCCGGCGCCGAATCCATCCGGCGCCGGGGGCCATGAATCAACGCGCCCGACTTACTTCGTCGACTTCGTGGAAGACGTTGTCGAAGTGACGGGGGCCGACTTCGCGGCCGGGGCCGGAGTGGCAAGCGGTGCCGCATCCGTCGTCGTCAGTTTGGCGACGTAGCTGGGGGAGTGGACAGCCCAGGCATACCGGGCAGTGCCGACGAATACCGTCTCGTCGTACTCGATCGCCCGTTCGGTGCTTGCCCGAATTTGCAGGCCGCCCGGCTTGTAACCGATGGCGCAGGACGAACCGAAATCGCCGTAGAGCGCCAGCGTATCGGCTGGCAGGTCTTGCGACTGATACACCGGGGCGCCGTAGACGACCGGACGAACCGCGTCTCCGATGCTCGCGCCGATGGCCCCAGCGGCAACGCCCATAATCTTGCCCCAGCCGGCCGGGGACACGACCCACGCACGATTTCGGGCGTTGGGATTCACGACGCTCACGACCTGGGCCAGGATGCCGGGGGTCAGATCGCCCGTCGATGAAACGACGTTCGACGCCGGAACCATGCCGCAGAGGCCGCCGCCCGGAACCGGGGCGACCGAATCGCCCTGGAGCCAGACCTTATCGATTTTCCGGGCGAACGCATACGCGAACTGCGACGCCACCAACTGCGCGACGGAGACGAACGCGTCTTCCATCAACTCGTTGGAAACCTGCGCCCGCGCGCCGATTTTCTTCAGGTCCAGCGCCGCGCGGGTTCCGCCGCCGAACGTCACTGGCTTGATTTCGCAGTTTTCGAGATAGAACTCCGCTTCCTGCATCATTTCCGCAACCGGGAGATACATGCCGGGGCCGTTCACCGCGTAGGTTGAACAGACCTGTGTGGCGATCGACGAATAGGACAACAGATTGAGGATGCCGCGGTAAATGTCATAGGTGACAAGTTCCGAGCCGCGCCCGTCGTAGGTTGGCGAAAACTCGCCCATCGCGTTGGGCTCTTCCGTCGGCGTCGTGAAATCGCCGCGCAGTTCACCGCGGGCCAGCGCCCGAAGGAACCGACCGGCCGCCGCGGCATCCTCCGCGTTGTCGAAGCCCTGGATACGTCCGAGCGTTGGCAAGGCCCGCTTGACAGCGACCGGAGCCGGGGCGGGGACGACGACGCCGGCGGCCGTGACAGCCGAACGAACGGCGCTTGCCTTCGATCGGGCGTCAGCCGCTTTGTTCTCGACAGCCAGACGGGAGCGAAGGGTGTCAATCTCCGCGGTCAGCTTGTCGACCGTGGCACTACGGGCGGATTCTTCCGAGGCGTCGCCCGGCTCCATTGCGGAGACGGCGTCCAGTTCCACAATCTTCGCGTCGATGTCTTCGACCAACTTCGTCTGGATAGCATTCATTGCGGGCGGTTCCCTTAGAGAAAGAGTTAACCGGGAACACTCGCCCGGAATGCCAAGAAAGGTAAACACCCTCGCGTTCCCCTTGAATAATCATTCGACCGCCGACCGGAACCGGGCCGCGTTCCACTCAATGAACGCCGCCAGCTTTGCCGCATCCGGGTAGTCTGGATCGACCCGCGCCGCCAGCGCCAGCATCGCCCGGCAGTACCGTTCCATCTCCGCCGCGTGGCGCTCCGTCTCTTGCCGCTCGACAAGCCCCAATTGACGCCGGGCGAATGTCCCGTGAATGTACGCGGTCCATTCTTCCAAAAGGTACAGCGGCTCCCGGTCCCAATCGCGGCGTTGTTCGACCAGATAGAGTTGATAAATCTGCCCGCGTTCCTCCCGAGGGATCGCCGCCGCAACTTGCCCGATGGTCAACCGCGGGTGCCGGATCGTGACCGCGCGACCGTCTAGGCAGTAGATCGAATGCGAGCCGGGCCGCCGGGGAAGCCGGACACACGCCCCATGCGTTCCTTCATGGGTCCAGGTCACAAGGTCGAAGGGGTCCGTCTGGTCGCGCCAGTATTCCGGGTCCGGGAGCCGACATAGAACGTCCGCCAATACCGGGGGGCTCGACCGCAGCGGCGGGCCGAGGACCGGCGGGCCGGGGTCGAACGCGAACGCCGGCAAAGACTCGCAGGGCGGGGAAACCGGCAAGGGGCGGCCGCGGGGGAACGGGTGCGATGGTAACACGGTTCCCACAAGCGACCGCCCCGGCCGGCTCTCCGCGAGAATCAAAACGCCGAACAGGAACAGGGGCAGATAGCGCACGACCGGCCCCCGTTCCATGATCGGTAGCGGGTCTACTGTTTAACGGCGCGGTATGCGTTGCTCGCCGCTTCAATCGCCGCGCGGTTCACCGATTCCTCGTCTGCCTTGCGGGCGTGACGATACGCCTGGTGAGCCAGCCGCGCCGCCTTGTGGCTTTCGTGCATTTCCTTCCGGGCGTCGCGGTACTGCGTGACAAGCCGAGGGGGCCGACCGTCGCCGCCGCCGCCGGCTACTTCACAGTGCCCGCTCTCGCAGCCGCCGGCCGGAGCCGGGGCCAGGACAACTTCCGGTGCCTCCACTTCGATGATTTCCCGAAGGACGATACGGGCGACCGGGGGAGCCTCTACCGCTCGCGGCGCCGGGGACGCCACCGGGGCAGGGTCCGCGACGGGGGCCGGAGCCGAAACCATCGCAGGGGCCGCCGGAGGAACTTCCACCACGCTCCGCGAGTCGCCGGCAGCGGGGCCGCCGAACGTGTCGACCGAACGCGGGGCGCCGCCCGTCGAGCCGTAGCCGCCAGCCGAACGCGACGCCGCGGGAGCGGGAGCCGACCGCGTCGAGCCACCGGCCGAGCCGTAGCCTCCGGCCGACTTGGTCGAACCGCCGGCCGAACCGTAACCGGCAGTCGAGCGCGGCGCGCCACCGCTGGAGCCGTAGCCGCCACCCTGCGCCATGCCGACCAGGACGAAAACGAAGACGACGCACGACAAGCAAAAGCCGGAAAAATTATTCATTGCGGGGGCTCCCGAGGCTATTGGAAACATTGCGTCCAGTAGAGGCTACCGTTGGACGAACGGGCGCAACCTACACCGATAGTCGTCGCCCTTGAACTCAGGATATTGGCCCGGTGCCCGCGGGAATTCATCCAGGAATTCATTACCGCTTCCGGAGAACTTTGCCCGTAGGCGACGTTCTCCATATACCCGTTTTTGGAATGGTACATACGCCCGCGGTTGGCTTGCGTGTTGCTCCAACTACGGGAAACATTCATGAGCGCAGGCGACGGGGACAGCGGCGCCAGGCCGCGGCGCGACCGCTCCGCGTTGACCAGGTCGACGACCCGCATTTCAGACGTTGAGCCCATCGGGGACGGCATCGGCCGCGCCGGCTCGACGACCGCCGCCAACTGCCGGACCGGGGGCGAAGGCGGGGCCGCCTTTGCCACCGGGATCACGCCCGAAACCCATAGCGCGAGCATCGCAGCGCCGAACGCCGCCAGGCCGTTAGTCGTCCCTATCGCCATAGATCACCGCTAGTAAAAGTTCGCGGCAAATGCGCTCCGCTTTCGTCAAGCCGTGTTTAGCGCACCGCTCGCGTAGGTCCAGAACCTCCGCCACCGTCCGCTTTTCGAAATCGCTCCGGTCAGTAAACCGTCCGGCCAGCGACGAAATCCACGCCGTGACCGCTCCCGAAACGACCGGGGAAACCAAGAGCAACAGCCCAACGGCAAGAATCAGATTCGGCGTCGAAAAGAATTCCACGTTCAGCCCCTTCGCAACAGTGCCGCCGACCGGGTAACTTCCGCCGCCGCGCGGGCCGCGACCGCTCGCGCCCGAACCATCCGCCAGGCCGCGCGCAATTCCTCCGGCGGAATCTTGTAGACCGGCTCCGCCGAGGCCGCAGCCGCCCGCCAGGCTTCATAGCTGCGCACGCTCGCCACCGTGCCCATGTAGGCGGGGTTCGTCACAAGTGAAATATCGAATAATCCCGAAACCGCCCGAATGGTCCGCAACGCGCCCGCGTCCGTCTGTTCGTAGACTTCGTCGGCGGGGTCGACCGTAAACGCGAACGACGCGCCGAAAACGTCGTTCCGCCTGGTCAACGAAACCAGGTCGCGCGCCAACTGCGTATCGGGCGGGTCGATTTCGAACCGGAGGCCGACTTCATCGGCAGATAGCCGGAGGGTACCGGACGACGTTCGACCCAAGAGCGCGCCGGGGTCATGGTTCCAACAGGCAATGCAATCGCCCGACCGCTTAGCCGCGGCCGACGGACGACCGGGGCCGTCTTGCCGGCGGGCCAGGACGGCATCAAATGCGCCCGGCAACAGGACTTCCCGGAAACCTCCCAAATCCTGCGAGAGTGAATTAAATACCGCAGCCAGGCCGCGGAAAACCATTCGCCCGTCTCCGCGTTCCTCCAGGCAAACCGCCTCCGGTACGTCGGCCAGCGTGACCGCTCTACGTTCAATTTCCATTTTCGCTCCCCGTGTCTTCCGTTTCGCTCGCCGGCTCGACCGCGACCGGCTCCGTTGATTCCTCCGCCGCGGGCGTCGCGCCATCGACCAT